TCACCGCCGGATCGCGATGTCCCGCAGCGTGCGGCACAGCCCCATGAGCATGACTGCGATCGCCCGCCACTCGCTGCGATCCTCCCGCAGCGCGGCGATCTTGTCGCGCAGCCGCGCGCACTCAGGGCACGGCTGCGGCCTGCTCATCGATCCAGTGCTGGAGCCAGACGCATTGTAGTGTCGCCGCCTGACAACGCTCTGTCAGCGCGCCCGGAGCTTCGGCGGTAGCATCTCCACCGGGATCAGATCCATTGTCGGCAGCGGCTGCATCAGTTCGGCCGGCGGCCGCGGTATCGGCGGGCACTGCACTGCCACCGGCACGTGCTGGACCGGCGGCGAGGCGCAGGCGGTCAGCAGCGTGCAGAGCGTGCAGGCGATCGAGAGCGACGCCGTAGGCGGTATGGGTATGGGCATTGATGGTCTCCTGTCGTGTGATCTCGGCTGCGGTTCTGGCTTGTGCCTGCCGGCCCTGGGCGGCCACCTCGGCGCGGAACTGTGCGAATGCGGCGACCAGGTCGTCGCGCGCCTCGCGCTCGGCCGACAGACCGCGCGTGTAGCCCCATCCAGCCGACGCCGCGACCAGCGCGGCCAGCGCCAGCCAGAGCACCCACGAGGGCAGCGCGCGCACGAAGGTGCCGGCGATCACGACAGCACCCGCATCGCGGTCTGGAAATACCGGCGCCGGTCCTCGATGCCGTGTGTGCCGCCGTTGATCTTGCGGGTGACGGCCTCGATGTCGTTCGCGTCCGCGAGCGGTCCGATCTTCCGGTCAGTCCAGTACCAGGCGGCAGCGCGCGCGCCGACGTCGGGATCGGTCAGCAGATCCGGCTGCTCGATCAGCGGCAGGCCGAGCGCCTGGCCGCAGCGCGCGTAGTTGCTGCGGCCGGTGATCTGGATCGGGCCGCGGCCACGGAAGCGGAAGCCGTCCGACGTGCTCTCTGCGCCATTGCCATTGCGACCGGCATAGACGTAGCTCGCCAGCAGCACCGGCGCCCGCACGAAACCGCGGGCGTCACGTTTGCCGGCCGGACACGTCGGCTGCTGCGGGCTGGGCAGCCAGAAGCGGGACGGCCAGACTGCCAAGATGCGCCCCGCGCTGGTGTAAGTCAGCGACTCAACAAGCCGCGTGAATTCGGTGCTCTCGTGAGCGAGCTGGGCAAGCAGGTGTGCGACCTGCAGCTTCGATTCGATGCCGAACTCGCGCAGCGCTTCGTTCAGGCCGGCGGTCCATGCGATTTCGTCCGGGCAGCGCGGCACGATGCGCATGATCTGGATGGGGGAGAGGATCATCGGGTCATCCTCCGGTCCGAAACGATCAGCCCTGCGACGCTCATCAGCAGCGCCTGGCCAGAGAACGGCAGGTCCGCGGCTACCGCGAAGGCCGAGGCGCCAAAGGCGGCCAGCGACACGGAGAACGCGAAGAAGCGCGGCAGCATGCCCTTCCAGCCGTCCGGTGACAGGTGGCTGGCCAGGCAGACCACGCGCACCAGCACCACCACGGCAGCCGCAATGCCACAGACGTGCAGCGCGTCCATCACAGCACCCCGCCTTGATCGACGCGCGCCGCCGCTACGCGCAGCAGGATGGGGACGAGGGTCGGCGACAGCACGCCGATCAGCAGCGCCATGGGTAGCCGCAAGGCGTCCACATTCATCCCGCTCAGGTAGCCGGAGGCGACGGACGCGGCGATCGGAGAGCCGTATCCCGCGAGCAGGCCGGACAGCAGCACCGCACTGAATGCGCGCGAGCGGGTGCGCACGGAGCGCAGCCACATGCAGACCAGCAGCGCGCCGAAGAGGCCAAGCCCGAGCGCGTCCGTCTGGGCGCCCAGCATGGCGACAGGCAGCACCGTGAGGGCGCCGGCAGCGGCCCCTGCCGCGGTGGCGGTGGGTTCAGTCATTGCGTCTCCAGAAATGGAAAAGCCGCCCGAAGGCGGCCTGATGGGCTGGGGTGGAACGACCGCTACCAGGTGATGGCGGCGAGCTGCTCGCGCGTGGTGGCGGCGAGCGCCTGATCCTTCAGTTGTCGCGCCCGGAAGATCTGCGCTTTTTCGTGCAGTCCCGCGGCAACGCCGAGGCCGGCAAGCTGGGTGGCGTTGAGCGTGACGAGGCTGTTGTCGAAGGTGATCCAGTCGGTTTCGAAGGCGGGGTTCAGCAGAGAGAGTGTCACGGCACCATTGATCCGCTGAATGCTCTTGGCGTCGGAGTCGAAGCGGGTGCCGTTGAAGTCGAAGCCGCCGGCGATGGCCGCGTCGCGGGCCTGCTCGATCTCTGCGATCTTCCGGGCCCGCAGTTCATCCAGCGGCGCGTCCTCCGGCGCTTGCAGGACCGGTTCGCCGTTCTGCCCGGGGACGATCTGCTGTCCGGCTGACTGGCCTTCCAGCAGCGCTTCGTATTCCTCTCTGGCCACCGCCGTGGCGTCCTGCGGGATGTCCTTATGAACCCCGCGCATGTAGAAGCCGCGCGTCGCGGCCGAGTAAAAGATCTCTTTCATCTCAGTATCCGATGGCGAAGTAACGATAGGTTCCGGGGCGATTCGTCGATGCGTCATTCGTCGGGAACCGCATCTGGGTCTGCGTCATGTAGGCGCCGACGTACGCCTGAATGGTCCCCGACAGGCTCCCGAGATCGATCACCGCAACGCCGAACACCGGGGCGGTCGGGAACGAAAGGCCAAAGGTCAGCGTGCTGTGCGCCCCGCTCGCGGTCGTCACCGAACCCCACTGGAAGATCAGGCCACCCAACCAGCTTGGAAGAACAATGTGCCCCGTATCCCCGAGCAGAGCTGAGAAACCCGCCGCACTCGCAATGTCAGACATTGCAGAGCGAATCCAGGACGACGTTGCGATCTTCCCGGAGTTGTCTGTCGGAGCAGTCGCAACGTCACTGGGACCGAACGCCCACAGCGCCCAGTCGGACGGGTTGGAGGCCGGCGTCTTGTTGGTGTTTGCGGTCAGGGCCTGATAGGTCGAGCCCGTCGGGCCGATGATGCGGTCGCCGACCGCATAGGTTTCCGCCGCATCCCAGTCCGCCAGCCCGCGACGTACGAGGTAGCGGACGCCGTTCATGCAGTAGTTCAGGATCCAGTTGAACCGCTGTCGCGAGGGCGGAACCGATCCCGCCTGCCAGCCAGACTGGATCTCTGCGTTCGTGGGCTGGACGGCATCACCGCTTTCAGCCCAAGGCGGCAGCACTGCCGGTTTCGTGATTGCCATTTAGAACTCCTCTGCGAACAGGCCACCGACATCCGGCAGCCCTTCCTCACCGAATGACAGGGCGTTTGCCTGTCCCTCAAAACCGAAGTAACGCTCGCTGCTGAACATCACGCGGCGGCTGATGCGCACGCCGGCCGGCCGCGGCAGGATGTCCAGGTTGGCGATGATTGCCCGCTCCACCAGCGTCAGATACCGGCCGATGGCCACGCTGATGGTCATGTCACCAGGGTCATCCAGCGCGACCAGCACGCCGCCGAAGATGAAGGACAGCGAACCCAGCAGCTCGGCCGTCGTTCCCTTGGACATGTCGCGAGCGATGCGCGCGAGGATCAGCGTCCGGTACTCGGCGTCGCCAAGCACCGTCGTGGCCGTATAGTCCTCGCCCTCCTCGTACCAACGGCCGCCGCCCGACGGGTTGTCCTCTTCTCCGAATGGCAGCGCCGCTGGGTTGCCCGAGAAGCCGAAGAACTGGAGCAGCAGAACGTTCGGGATCAGCCGCGACTGGCCGATCCACAGGCCGATGATGTCGAGCTGCGCTCCGACCGCCGTCTCGACGTCGAACGCATCCGGAATCGAGCGCGTGACGTCAGCCGTCATGGCCAGTGCACCGGTGACGGCTCCGGCAGTCGCAACGAAGCGCGGCGCCGTCCGGTGCTCGCTGGTGATCAGCGCGGTGTAGTCGCGGGCCACGATCAGGTCACCACGGTGATGGCGATGTCGGCCACGTCACAGGCCGCAGCCTCATCGAATGCCAGCACGACGTTCGACGTGCCGTACGCACCGGCATCGCGCGCGACCGTCATGGCCGTGATGGCGTAGGTCATGCCCACGCTGTCGTTCCCGAGGTTCGCCGGCACGAACAGCTTGCTGTAGAGAACCGATTCGCCGATCGACAGGCCGTTCAGGTAGTCGGCGATCGCCTGGCGGATGCGCGGAAGGATCGCCGACGAGTAGCCGGTGAGCGCCTGGATCGTCATGTTGATCTTGATGTCGGCGACGGTCGGCCGGCTGAAGCGGATGATGTGGCTGCCGCCGAACGCATCGGCGACCGATTGCACGACGTCGCCGGCCGTCCCGGTGCCCGGCGTCTTCTTGATCGCGATGGTGTTCGCGATCGCCGCCACGTCGCCACCTTCGACGATGAGGGCGATGTGGTGCCCCGGCACGCCGTTGGCGTCCGGCGTATCGCTGTCGTTCTCATAGCCGCGCAGGCGTGTCACGCCGGCCAGGTTCGCGACGCTGCCAACGATGCCTTCGAAGATCGATTGCGACGGCACCGCCACGCTCCGCGACTGGCGCACGCGCAGGGCTGCATCGGTCTCGACCGGGCTTCCGGGCACAGCGGCCGACGGGTTGGTGACGGTCTGCCAGCCGAAGGTGGGCGTGGCAATCTTGGTGATCGTGCCGGCGGCGGCCTCGATCGCGCCCAGCTTGACGCACGTGGCCGTCACGGTAATCGAGCCCGTGCCGGGGATGGTGACGGTGTCAGGCAGGCGCCACTGCGTGCCGTCGGCGTCGGTCACCAGGCCACCGGTGATCGTCGTGCCCACGGTGCCGCCGAGCAGCAGGTCCACCGTGGAAGCGGTCGGCACCAGCCGGCGGATGCCGTTCAGCTTCACGTTCAGACTGAGGGCGTGCCCCTGCGCGGTGGCCGGGCTGAACGAGTTGTAGACCTCGATGCACGCCGTGTTGCTGTCACTGATGGCGGCGGCCAACAGTGCCAGGAACTGGCCGTCCTGCGAGTCGGCTTCCAGATACACGTCGGCGCCATAGATCGCGCGGTACTGGTCTTGCAGCCACGTCAGGATGTCGGCGAACTGCGGCGCGCGGATGCCGGCCGCGTCGATGGTCGGTGCAGTCTGGGAGGCCATATCAGAGGGTTTCCGTGATGTTCGTGGTGCCGTACTGCGTGCGCACCGTCGCGGTGATGGAGAGGGCGCGCGTGTCGCCGTTGAACTCGCTGCTGTAGCTGGCGATCTCGATCACGCCCGGCGTGCCGAGAATGCGGGACCGGACAGCAGCGTCCGGCGAGCGGCCGCGCACGCGCTTGCCCAGCACCTCCTGATTCCAGGGCGTGCCTTCCTTGGCGTCGAGAAACCACTCGCCGCGCCACAGCGCGAGCCGCGTGCGAATGGCCTGGGCCACGGCCTCGGGCGTGTTCGTGTGAAAGGCGGCCTGCCCGCCGAGGACGTAGTCGCCGGCAGCATCCAGTTTCCGATAGCGCATGGTCAGGGGCCTTCGGGCGGGTTGATGGGCAGATCGACGTTCGTGACGGTCGCCCCGGTCTGCCAGCGGGTGCGCGTGTAGTTCGCGCCGCCGGTGTGCTCCCAGCGCTCGCCGAAGCCATTCACATCCCACGACCACGACTGGCGCGCATGCATCTCGATGTCGGTCGCCTGGATGCGCACCTTCCCGCCCGGCTGGAGCTCGACATAGGTCTCGCCGTCGTCGGAGCGCAGTTGCGCGGCCGTGGTGCTGACGTTGAAGCGGCGCGGCAGCGAGCGCGGGCCCGGGATGGCGAAGCCGTCGGACAGGTTGTGCATGCGCAGCTCGGCCTGGCCCTGCACGCCGCCCTGCTGCCACCAGCTGTCGATGCAGCGGCTGCCGAACACCACCAGCACCTCGTCGCCGGGCGCGAGCGCGAAGGTCAGCGTCACGCCGCCACCGCCCGGGAACACCACCGGGCAGTCCAGCAGCAGCGGCATCTGCACGTCCTGCACGATGTCCTCCGGCGTGCGCAGCTGCGCGGTGATGGACGGCTGCACGTTGGCGACCATGCGCACCCGGTCGAACGAATCGACGATGCCGGGCATGGCCGTCCAGAGGCGGGATTGCAGGCGTGCCATCGCGGCGCGGATTGCGGCCTGTTCGTCGCTGAATCTCTCTCTGCGATCCATCAGCCTCGCCTCTTAATCGCCGACACGACTGGAACGCCGACCGGCTGGGTCTTCAGGTACTCGGGGTCGATGGTGGCGTCGACCGACAGACAGGTCAGGTCGGAGTACCAGCTGTCGCCGCGACTGTCGCCGTAGTAGTCCGCCACCATCACGTAGTAGAGGCCGTCCGGGTTGATCGGGTTGCGGATGTCGAAGGTGTCGTTCTGGACCGTCGCGCCCAGGCTGATCGGCCGCCGGTAGCGCTGGATGCTCGCGTTGTTCAGCCGGATGACCTGGCCGATCTTCAGCGCGGGGTTCAGCAGCGTGCGCACCTTGATGCCGTTCTGCGTCTGCTCCGGAATGCCGATCATGCCGGTGGAGGCGTTGATCTCCGGCACGTCGCCCGGCAGGTATGCCGTCTCCGGCACCAGCTGCAGCTTGCCGTTTTGGATGCTCCAGTTCGTCAGCGAGTTGCGCGCCATGATGCGGAGTTCGTCCGCGCACTGGCCGAACATCACCTTGCCGCGCGGCAGCGGGTTGTCCGGCAGGTCTGGCGGGACGTAGCCCTGGAACACCGCGAACGAGGCCATGGACCCCAGCACGGCATCGAGCTGCCGGCGCTGGCCGTTCTCGCCGGCCGCCAGCGACAGCGCCATGGTCGAGTAGTTGTAGGCCCGGTCGCCGTCGGCGGCGTGGATGTCCAGATAGGTCTCGGTGCTGGATATTCGACCGTACCGCGTCTGCTTGATCTGGCCGTCGAAGATCGCTCCGAAATTGCCCTCGTAACCGGCCTGCAAGACCACGCGCGTGAATTCGCTGCTCATCGCCTGCTGGACAGTTGCTGGCGCGGGGTTCGTGACGCGGATGTCGGCCGTGTTCGGCGTCTCGTTGTCGCCGCGTCGCACGCTGAAGTAGCAGCGCAGGTCCGACAGGTCGCGCGCTTCACCGGTATCCGGCCCGACGATCAGGCTGAACTTGCGAAGGTACTGGGCGACGCTCATGCGCGGTCCGCCACGTAGAACAGGAAGCTCTCGACGCCCAGATTGTCGAAGGTCGGCACGGCGTCCGGAGCGTTCTTGGTCTGGACCCACAGCCCGCCCGGGATGCCCAGGTGTTCGAACTGCTCGAGCAGGTTGCCTCCGGTGACCAGCGGCACGCCGGACAGCAGGGTGTCGCCCACGTTGTTGGCCACGTCCATGACCCAGCCGGCGGCCCCCTTGAACGCGAGGTTCATGTTCAGGTCCAGACCGCCCAGCGAGATGCCGAAGCTCTGCGGCGTCGGCAGCGCCGGCACGCTGAAGAAGTCGCCCGGGTTGATGCTCGTGGCCAGCGGGTTGCCGGTGGCCTGGCGCACCATGTCCAGCGGCGACACCGCGCCACCCGGAGACGGCGTGGCCGGCACAGCCTGCACCGTGCCGCGGTCTTCCACCTCGGCGGTTTCCTCCGGGCTGGCCTGATCCTGCCGCGGCGGCAGCGTCGTCGCCTTGGTCTGCACGATGATCACCTCGCGACACGTCGCCGTGCAGACCAGCGCGTTGCCAGTCTTCTGGTCGCGTGTCACCTGGAGCGCGGTGATCAGCATGTTCTGGTAGCGGCGCGTCGTCGTGACGATCTCGAACGGCGTGCGCGCCTCTTGTAGCTCGCGCAGCTGCGAATAGACGTCCGACACGTAGTCGGCGCCGCTCAGCTCACCGGAGAACAGCCGCTGGACTGTGCCCAGCAGCGCCTGCGGCGAGCTGTTCGACCACGCGCAGCGCAGGACCACTTCGTCCGGCTTCTTGAAGGCGTGGTCCGTGATCTCGGCGCCCAGCTCGACCGGATGCTCGGTGATCTGGACGGTCGAGTTGTGGATCTCTTCCAGCGTGGCCTGAATCTCGATGCCGCCGATGCTCGATCGCGGCGTGAGCTGGATGAAGTCGAGCAGCGACATCAGTTCAGCACCGGCGTGAAGTTGCGCACCATGTCCTGAATCACGCGGGACTGCGCGTCGGCCACGCGGTTGGCGGTGGCCACCGGATCACCGGCGCCCATCACGTTGATGGTGGTGGTCTGGGCGATCTGGGCGGCTGCGGTGCCGCGGCGTGACGCCTCGGCATCGGTGGCCAGAGGTCGCTCGTAGTAGCGGCTCACCACCTCGCCGGCCTGCCGCGCGTTCTGGGTGGCGCGCAGCAGCGCACCTGCCTTCTGTTCGGAGCCCTGCGTCAGCTCGTAATGGACGAAGCGCATCTGCTCCTCGACGCTGGCGTCCTTCAGATCCTTGCCGGCCCACCGGCGGAAGTTCGCCTGCCGATCCGGGTGCCATTGGGCGATGCCCACCGCCTTGCCGTTGTCGCCCACCGCGCGCGGGTTCATATTCGATTCTGCCTGCAGGTTGGCCACGATGCCGGCGGCCTGTTCCTTGGACCACCCCATGCTCTGGAAGAAGGCCATGGGGTCCAGACCGCTGCCAGCCGGCGCACCGCCACCCATCCCGAGCATGTCATGAATGGCATCCTTGATCCCCAGCCACTCGAAGCCTTTGTCGAGCTTCGAAAATCCCTTTTCAAGGATGTCAGTCGGCACCATGGCCAGGGCGTCCTGCCCCAGCTTGATGAGCAGTCGCCAGCCTTCGATGATTTTGTTGATGATGGGCATGATGATCCGCTCCGCGTTCACCACCGCGGTGATGATCAGATCGACCACTTTCACGATCGAATCTGAGTTCTGTTCGAACCATCGCGCGGCGGCGTCCATGCGTGGTCCGAGCACGTCGATAAGCTTCTCGCCGATCACGGTACCCACTGCCGTGATGCGATCCTCGAGCGCGCGCAGCTTGACCATGAAGCGCTGCCCTGCCTCGGCGGCCGTATCGCTGGCCTCGGCGATCTTCTTCTGGCGGTCGTACATCTCGGAGAAGGCCGGGTCTCGCATGGCGATCAGCAGGTCTTCCGTGATACCCAGCTGCTTGGCGTAGGCATTGGCGACCAGATAGTCCATGTCTTGGAACACCCGGGACATGTCGCGCAGCAGATCCGTGGTGTCGCGGATGTTGCCCTTGGCGTCGCGGGTCTGGATGCCGAACTGCTTGAAGAACGCCTCCATCACCGGGTTGTTCCGGATGCTGGAGGCCAGCCCGATCACCGCGTTGCGTGCCGACTCGACGGACGCCCCGAGGTTCTCCGCCGTGCGTTCGAAGGCCTTGAAACCGGATGCCGAGGAACCGCCATGCCGGGCAGCCCAGTACAGGCGCTCCATCTGGGCGGCGAACTTCGACACGCCAGCCGTGACGGCAACGGCAGCGGCGGCAACGCCGCTCATGAACTTGAGCACCGCCTTGTCGGCGCCGGCCATGAAGTCGGTGAATTTCTTCGCGCTGGCCTGATCCATCTGGAAGCCCAGCTTGACCAGGTACTCGCGGAGGATGTCTTTCTCAGCCATGTGCTCTCTCCATGCGCCGACGGGCGATGTCCTGGTTGTCGCCGCGCACCAGCAGCGCGTCATTGAGCAGGGCCACGTCGGCCAGGCTCATCGTTCCGTCGATCAGGGATTCGTACTTGCAGAGGCCGGCGAGCACGGGTGATAGCACCCAGTCCTCTCCGCCCGGGAGGGTCAGCCAGCCGCCGGCGTCGGTCCGCTCTGCTGGCTGGTAAGCAGACCGGCTATAAAAGGCCCGAGGTTGTCCTTGATGACTTCGACCACCAGCTCCAGGATCACGTCCAGGCCGAGGTCGTCGAACATGATCACGCCGGCCGACTGGTTCCAGACCGGCGCCCACGTGCCCGGCACGGTCTGCCGCTGAACAGCGCCCAGGCACGCCGCGAACACGTAGTTGCAGACGTCGTCCGGCAGTTCGGAGATGCCGCGCGCGAACGGCTCGGCCACCTCGGCGAATCCCAGCAGGTCGGCGCCGAAGCTGCCTTCCTTGGCCAGCTTCGCGAAGATCGGGATCAGCGTCGGGATGATGGGCATGATGCGGCGGTTGACGTGGAACGCCTGCATCGCGGACAGCTTGTTCAGGCGGTAGGTGCTCACGCCGATGGTGTGCTCTCTCATGGCCGACTCAGTACTCGCCCAGCTGGGTGTCGATCTTGATGCAGTCGAAGCCCCACTCGACGATGTCGCCGTCCTTCGCGTAGGCGAGGTTCGGCTTGCGCTTGAAGGCGCACGAACGGGCCACGGTGAGGTCGCCGGCCGTCTTCTGGCGCACGGTGATGACGTTCTGCCCGTGCAGCGCGCCGTTCAGCGTCTGGGCGTTGTACATCGCTTGCAGCTTGAGGTTCGTCGGCGAGGTCTTGAGCAGTCGCACGGTGATCGTGCCGCTCTTGTCGGCGTGCAGGCTGTGCATGCCCTCGCCGTCGGCACCGATCAGCATGGTGTTCTTGTCGCCGGCCGGCTCGATCGTGATGCCCTCCTCGGCCACGGCCGCGCCGTAGCCCAGATCGACGATGCCGGTCGGGCCGACGAGGGTGGCGGCGACGTCCTGAAACGAATAGGTGCTCATGGTTCAGACCTCAGCGGTTCACGTTGATGATGGCGTCGACGAAATGCACGGCGCCGGCGAGCTTGATCGCGCACTGGATCACCGGCGCGCGGCGCGCCTCCCGGTCGGCCTGCGACTGGTCGCTCACGGGCGGTGCATAGACGTAGTAGCCGGTCGGCAGGAAGTCGCCCTGACGCAGCGTGCCGAAGCCCGGTGCATTCCACTGGCCGGGAGCGATGAGTCCATTCACCACGCCCTGTTCGAGGCGCTGGCAGATCGTGGTCAGGATGGTGTTGATGCCGGCGTCGGTCTGCGGGATCTTGGTGGAGGAGGTGTAGAGCAGGTTGTAGATGGCCGTCTGCACGTCGTTCTGGAGCCAGTCCGTGCCATGCACCTCGTCGAAGAAGTAGCCGTTGGCCATCACGCCTTCCTGGATGATGGCCGTGTCGTTGTTGTAGCGGACGAACACGTTGCAGTTCTTGCCCCGCAGGACCACGGCCTGGCTGGCGGTCAGCGTCTCGGGGGCAACACCCGGCTCCTGCTTGAACTTGATGGTCAGCGTGGTGTTGCTGCCCTGGAACTCGACCGTGAAGGCGCGCCCGAAGATCGACGCCGCGGCGTGCTCGTTGCTGCTGCTGTACTGCACGAAGGTGCGCTTGTAGCCCAGCGCCTTCAGGCGCGACGCGATGTCGTTCGTGGTCACAGCGTTCAGCACGCCAGCGTTCTGCGTGGTGATGCCGTAGATGCGCGACAGGCCGCTGCCTTCGATGAACTCAGCGACGGCCACCGCCTGATCGTCGGTCGGCGCGGTCGCGCCGGCGATGTACAGGCCGTACCACGCCGAGCTGATATCGGCGACAGCCTGCACGGCGGCCACCGGCGTTTCCGCGATCACACCCGGCGCCACATAGCCGCCATTGGTGCTGCGCAGCTTGAACAGCTGGCTCACGTCGGTACCGGACGACGGCGCGGTCGCGAAGCTGATCGTCGATGCAGCGCCCGTGGTGCTGCTCGTGATCACGAAGCGCTGATTGACCGCATCCCATGCAACGGTCGCGCCGGTCAGCGCGGTGTCGAGGATGGCGGCCACGCCGGGCAGGTTCAGGGCCGCGCTGAAGTTCAGGCTGGCCAGCGACTGCTCGACGCCATCAACACTGATCTTCATCGCACCGGTGGTCACGGCGGTGAAGTTCGTCAGGGTCTGCTCGGCTGCCGACAGCACACCGCCGCGCAGCTTGCCGGCGGTCGCCGTGCGCGCCCACTTGCCGAGGTACAGGGTGGAGGGTTGCGGGGTCTGGCCAAAGTACAGCGCCGCGGCCTTGTATTCCGCGGCCACGGTACCGAAGTCGTCGGCCACAGCGTCCAGCGTGGTGTAGAGCCGCAGGCGTTCGGTGGTATCGATGACGTCGCTGTCGCCCAGGATCAGGAGCGATCCGAAGTCGCGCGTCTGCGCGGCGAGCGGCGCCAGCACCACCTGGACATTCACGATGTCGCTGACAGGCAGTCCGAGAGTGCTCATTGGTGTGTCCTCAGTTGGTGGAGTACGCCGGGTCGGCGGAAAGGATGTTCAGGATCGGGTAGCTGCGGCGGATGGCGCGGCGCAGGCGGACCGGCACGTCGTAGCGATTCACCCACTGCTGATTGATCAGCTCCGGCACGCGGCGCGCGTCATCGGCGTCGATGAATGCCACGCCCTGCGCGGCCAGTGTTTCGAGGTTCTGCGGCACCGCCAGTCCGTCGGCCAGCAGGCCCGCGAAGCGGTGAGCATTCGGACCGTAGAAGCTGGCCAGCACGCGGATCTCCTGATGCCGGGTGTAGCGGTCGAATCCGTCACCGGCAGCCTGGTGCTCGATCGCCGGGCCGGCATCTCGCGTCGATTCCACGACACCCACCGCGCACCAGTTCGTGCCGTGCTCCGGGTGGCGCGGGTGGCCGGGCTGGAACCGCGGCCGCACCAAATCACCCGACAGGCCGGTGATGCCGACCACGGCCGCCTGGATGATGTCGTCCAGTGCATCGTCTTCTGCGGGCGCAGGGGTGCCCGCCGGCTGGAGATATCCGCCGGTTGCCGAGCTGTTCGCCATGGAGTTACCCCTGAAGCGGTAGCAGGTCGCAGTTCGCCATCACGAAGCCGCGGCCGAAGTGCGACCAGTCCTGCACCGCCGACACCGTGAAGCGCCGACCCTGCCAGATCACCACGTCCGCAGTCTGGCCGGGTCGGCCGTCCTGCAACGCGAAGCGCGTGTGGATGATGATGCTGCCCACCGTGCGCTCGCCCTCGGCGATCCGCATCAGCAGGTCGCCCTTGTCGCTGGTCACGACGCCCGCGAAGGACGTCTGCGCCGGCGCGTTGGTGGCGCGACCGTTCGCGCCGATGGTCTGCGTCAGGCGCTCGCAGACCAGTCCGGTGTCCATGAAGTCCGGGTCGCAGGGGATGTCGGAAACGTCCAGCAGCGCCATCATCGCCCCCGGATCACGTAGTTGATCGACCTGCGCAGCTGCCCGCTGTCGATCAGGGGCCGCGCGCTCTCGTTGCTCGGCGCATTGCCGGCGGCCCGGCTGGCCAGTTCCAGCAGCGCGCCCTTCCTGCCGCGTGCAGCGCGTGCCCGCAGCGTGGCGGCCGCAAGTGGTGCGAAGTTGCCCGTGGAGATGTACCGCCGGATGCTGCTCTGCGCGGCCAGCCCCACGCGCTCAAGGTGACGCATGGCCAGGTCGTCGCGGTCATCCAGCGCCGCGCTGGCCGCCTTTCCGAGACCGGTGCTAATGCGCTCGCGCGCGGCCTCGATACCCGGCGCCATGAACGGCCGCGCCGGGATGTTCTGGGCCGGGCTGCCGTTGTCGTGGATGTAGGCGAGCGTCGGGTTGTTCATCGGCCCGTACTCGTCCTGATCGCGGTCGGCTGTGTCGCCGGGCACGCCGACCAGCACGTCACGCCGCGTGAGCTTGTCCAGTGCCTTCAGTACCGCGCCCATCTTGTCCGCCTTGCGGACGAGGACGGCTTTCACAGCTGGCGACCACCCATGCCGATGAGGCGCGCCCAGTACAGCAGCTCCACGCCGTAGGACGTCGCATTCCAGAAACCGCCGTCGGCCAGCGTCACCGCCGACGTGTCGTAGCTCGCCGAGACCTTGTCCACCGCCTTCGCGGTCTTCGGACCGGTGACCTCCCCCGGCGTGCCGCCGACACCTGCGGCCTGTTGATTGCGGCGACCGATGGTCATGTTGTGGGCCACGAACAGGCCGTGACCCATGTCCATGAGCTCGCCCCACACCTCTTCGAGCAGCAGCATTCCCGCAACCGTCAGGTGCATCTGAACCATTGCGTCCGGGTACTCGGAGGAGTCCGAGAACTCCGGGTAACGGCTGCGGAAACCTGCAACGTCCATCAGGCGGCTGCCTTCTTCTTGGTGGTGGTGACGGGCTTGGCAGCAGCGGCAGCGGCTTCCGCTGCGGCCGCCGCTTCCTCGTCCGCGATCCGCTGCGCTTCCGCCTGTTCGGCGGCGATGCGTTGGGCCTCGGCTTCGGCGGCTGCTGCCTGCTCGGCGGCCAGGCGCCCGGCCTCCGGATCGACGACCGGCGCCGGCTCGTGGCTGTGCAGCTGCACGTACCAGTGGCGGGCGTGCTCCGGCGGCACCTCCGCGCCCGGCTCGAAAGTCAGGCGCTCGCCGTTGTCCAGCGTCAGGACGCACTTCGTGTGAAAGGTCCGCATGGCCGTCTCCTTAGAGGCCGTCAGCATAGCCGACGGTTTCCGGATACACGAACTCGACGGCGCCCAGGCGGCCGAAGTAGGTCGTGAGCTGGCGCAGGTCGCGGTACTCGAGCGGCGTGCGCTGGAGCGGCACCAGCGGGAAGCGGACGCGATCCTCGGCCTGCGAGTAGGCCACCATGCGGTTCGTGCCGCCGACACCACGACCGGTCAGCCACTTCAGCGGCTGGATGTCCAGCGGACGGCCGTTGATGCTGTTGCAGAGGCTGTTGACCTTCAGGAATTCCAGCACCGAGATGTTGCCGGCCGACGAGATCAGCGTGGAGACCAGACGGCTGTAGTTCACCGGATCGACCAGCAGCTTCGACGGGCACACCGCCCAGGCGGACGCCGTCCAGACGTTGTTCAGCAGCGTATTCACGTCGTTCAGGATTTCCTGCGGCGTCTTGCTGGACCACAGCGGCGACGCGCTGGCGCCATTGACGACGTTGGTCGCGGTGACCAGCGGCGAATTCACCAGACCGAACAGGTTCAGCGCAGTGTCGCCGACATAGACCTGCTCGTCGATGTCCATCTGGTACTTCAGCTGCATCGCGCTGAACTTCTGCTGGTCGATGGGACGGCCCAGCTTCTGCGCGCTCTCCAGCTCCGGGATCGTCCAGCCCAGCTGCATCGCCCAGAGGGGCAGCGGGCTGGTGGTCTTGCCGAGGTCCAGGCTGATGCCCGTGATGGCGTTGGCGTCCTTGCCCACCCAGGCCTTGCCGGAACCCGGCACGCCGTTGGCAGCGGCGAAGCTGGAATTGGTGAAGCTGGAGAACTCGTCGGCGATGCTCACATCGCTGCGCAGGTCGATGTCGCGCGACCAGGTGACGGCCGCCAGCGGCTCGTGGATGCGCGGGTCCAGACGCTCCAGCTCGCCGACCAGGAAGACGCCGGCCGAGTCGATGGTCTGCGCATCGAAGGTCATCAGACCGTCGCGGAATTCCACGCGACCGCGACGACGGGTGATCACGGACGGAGCCGGGATCGGTGCGAGAGCCGCGCCCAGAGACGCGGCCAGGATGAGTTTGCTCATGATGTGGGCTCCGCTCAGATGTTGAAGGCGATTTCGACGTTGCCGGAGGCGTCAGCCGCCGACATGAAGATGCAGCCGGCCACCGCGATGGTGTTGGCGCCGTCGGCCGCCGCCTCGATGCCGCCGATGGGCTTGCCGGCCGCAGCCGCTGCGACGCGGACATAGACCTGACCGCCCGCTGCCGGGGTGCCGGCGTTGTTCTTCACGTTGGCGTAGCCGCTGCGCAGCACGTCGGCCAGACCGGTGGTCGGCGGCACGCTGGTGCCCAGCGGGTCGCTGGCGTTCGCACCGGTGATCGGGTACGGGCGGACCAGCAGGCCATACACGGCGCTGGCGGCGTCGCCGCTGCCGACCGGCACGAACTTGTTGCTGGCCAGCTTCCCGAACAGGCCGTAGCCGGCGAACGGAAGGGATGCGTTGAGAACCTGCGGCTCGATCTTGGCGGCGGACTGGCGGGTCACGTCGCCCGGGATGCCGGCAGGCATGCGGTACTGGTATGCAGCCATGGTGATGCTCCTCGGGTTAGCGGGCCTTCGCCCAGAATTCGCGGTTGCGCTCGTTGATGGACTGCGGGTCAGTCGCCCGGCCGAAGTCCTTCGTATGGAGGCGGTCGTTGCCGCGCTGCGCGTCGTTGTTCTTCACGCGCGCCAGCTCGGCGGCACCGGTGAAGACGGCAGCCAGCGCGTCGCCAGTCAGCGCCCTGACCTCACGGCCGGCCAGGAACGGCGCGACGCAGGCCTTGCCGCTCTCGCTCGCCATGGCCGTGGTCAAGGCGTTGCGCATCAGCGCGTCCACCACTTGGGCAGCGGCGCTGTCACCGGTCGGAATCTGGATGCCCGGGGCCAGGATCTCGGAACGCGCGACGACAGCCTTCAGCGAGTCGCCGGACAGCACCTTGCCTTTGGCTTCGCCGTTGGTCTCCGCCGGCTCCGGGTCGAGAACTTCGTCGTCGGTCTTTTTCTTGCCTTCGTCGTCACCGTCCTCGTCGTCCGGGTCGGCGTCATTCGCGCGCGCCTTCAGCGCGGCGACATCCGCGGTCAGGGTCTTGAGCTGGGCGTTGATCGAGGCCAGAACAGCGGAGTCGCCGGTCGGCTTCTTCTTGCCTTCCCCCTCCTCCTCGTCGCCTTCCTCGCCTTCCATGTCTTCCATCTCGGCCTTGATCGCCTCGGCGTCCTGTGCCTTGACGGCGGTCAGCAGCCGGTCCCAGAAACTGCGCTTCTTTTTGCTCATGGCATGTGCTCCATCTTGAATTGAACAGCGCGGGCCGGCGCGGCCTCGCTCCACCAGCGCGACGTGGTTGCCCACGATGTTGAGCTGACGCCCGCGCCCGGGTGCCAGCTGTTCGTACTCGGCCTCGTAACCGGCGCTCACTTCCGGCAGGTCCCGATTCACGTACTCGATGCCGTCGGCGTCGGTGATCACCAGATCCGCCAGCACCAGGTCGTCCTCGATGCCGTCACCTCGCCGCACGTTCTGCACGAACCCGATGGTCAGGTTTCGCCAGTTCTCCGGCGTCACGAAACTCTCCGGGTGATTCACGGTGACCGGCTTGCCTTCGAACGACTTCAGCGTGTCTTCGCGGAAGACCTGATCGGCCTCGCGCTCGACGCGCACGAGACCGTCAGGGCCACCCTTCACAAGCGGCTTCCCGTCCTCGCCGACCAGCTCTTCGTCGAGGTACAGCTGCACACCGGTTCGCGCGATCGGCACGTCGTGGCAGACGAGGAAGCCCTCGGGCGTCGTGCTGCGCTTCTGGCCGAGCTGGTTCGTGGTGTAGTAGCGCCCGCGGTCGATCACCTGCACCGCGCGGCGGTCAGCGGTTCGGGTCATAGGGGGCTCCGGAAATGAAAAAGCCCGCTCGGGGCGGGCTGGTCGATCAGTCGAAATATCCGATGTTGATCGCGTGCAGAAGATGCATGTGCATCGACGCCGACTCTGGACCACCCCACAAACCGTACCCACTGTCAGCGTCCGGGTAGGTGTAGCCATCCATCAGAATGCCGGTTCCGGGGTTCTGCAACCCGGCTCTCGCAGAGACGTAATCGAGGTAATCGGCGCATGCGCGCAAATCACCGTCGGTCCGGCCGGGGGCCATCGCCAGCACGTATGCGGCGCTGATCCAGTTGCCGACGATGCCTCTGCGTTCGAGTTGTTTGCTCCACTTGCGCTCATCGAGCTGGCGGCCGTTGCTGTACTCCAACGCGAACTGTCTTGCGTCCGGCAGCGCCGGCAGGCACGGATAAATGCTGTGAGCGTGAAGCGCGACGCCCAAGTTATAAAAGTGGTAGCTGGCACGCATGTCTTGAATGCTCTGACGCAGCGTTCCACCTGGCGATTGGTATGAATAACCCATTTTGTTGCCGATGCCGCCAGTCGTGTAGCCGACGGCAAAACGAGCGGCAATTCTATCTAGAGTGGCCTGACGAGTTGCATTTGGGGTAATGGCGAGCGATCGACACAAGAACAACATCGCGCTCGCCTCCGCGTTGTAGTTGTCACCCGCGTCGTAGCGCAACTTCATCTGACCACTACCGCCGGATGTCACCTCCGCCTGCACCGCGAAATCAGCCATCGCGTGGATGTAACTCGTGATCTGCGCGGCCACGGTCGTCATGCCTTGCTCGATCGCCTTCTCACGCATGATCGGGAGACATCCGCTCGCGGGTCCGATGAACTCCAACCCGAGTTGAGATGTGGAATGGTTCCATTTCGCATGCCACGACGACGCGTCCGCCGGCGCGATGTTGTACTCCGCGCACCACCGCTGGAAAACCACCAGCGCGTCACGGATTGGCGGCTCTCGCCTGTCATCTTCAGCAGCCACCATCCAGCCCAACGCAACAGAGCCGTAAAACGACTTCGCTGGATCAGCAAGACCAATCGGCAGCCATGCGTCGATTAAGCGACGCGCGCTGTAGCGGATCGAGCGCAGGATGTCCGAGCGCGCCGCGCTGTTAGCTCGCGCGATGATCGGGTTGTTGCACCGCAGGCATTCGTTTGCCGCCGTATCGAACTCGGTTGCGTAGTACCCCGCAAAACGAAAGTACGCACCCGCGGTGATCGTCGTGGGGTTCTTCGACCAGCCGATTCGAGCATAGTCAGCCTCGAAGTTCTGCTGGGGTGTGTAATCCATCGGGGACGAGCCATTGAGCCGATATGCGTCGGACTCCTGTTGCGCGCAGGACATGCCGAATACCAGCCGCGCCCCGTTCGCGTACGAGTATGCGACGTAGCCGTTTGTCGTGTCGTAGGTGCGCGTCGGTGTCGGGCTCACGATATTGGTGTGGTACATCGAAAGGCCATGATTGCCCGACGCGATCGTGTCCGCCACCTCAACGCGCACTTCATACTTTGCCCGGTTGTTGGCGAAGTGCCGCGTGCGAACGTAGACCGTAACGCCAGGCGCTGCGGCATAGGAGCATTTGCTCTCGATTTCCTGGTAGACGACACCGTAACCGGGGTTCGCCTCATCAATCCGGCGAGACGACACGGCGGTTACATCCGCTTGAACCTGCAGGAACTTGTTGACACCGAATAGAGTCAGCCGGAGGTCGAGGCCGTTGCCCGTCGAATTAAGGTTGAAGTTTCCGCGGCTCGGATCGCGCAGGATCTTTGGAATCCACGCCGTGGTCTCGCCCATCCGCGACTGCAGTGCGCTGGTCGTAAGAGTCCACACGGTCGCAGACTCGGCGTTGTACAACACGCGCGGCGCGTAGTTGTTGGATGTTCCGCCGACCCGAACCGTGAAGTTCTGCACCTCGTTCGCTGTGAACGTTCCGAGTATCCACAGAGAGCCACGACGCACGGAGCCGTCCGGCCACGATTTATCGACTTCCTCCCAGGTTGCTGGGTCTTTCGCGTACTCCCACTGGCACGGCACCTCTGCTCCAGCAGAGTTATAGACCTTCAGCAGGGACGGATCGGTGCATTCGCCTTGATTGAACGACACCCGGATAACAGACGGCTCATCCGTCGAGGCGATGGATAGCGGGTTGCGGATCGATACATCCTGACCGGACCCGGATTGAAGCGCCTGCCGGACTACTCCAGATGCACCAACTATCGCTGCGGCGTAGTCCGGATCCACCGGCGGAATCCGCTTCGAGTCGGCCGGGTTCGCCATGGTCGGGAACCCCGGATATGCAGCGCCGGCATCGGTATAGGCCACCAGCACGCCCGCATTGAACATCGAGATCAGCACAAAGCTGTCATCGATGAACGGGATCTTCGAATCCAGCACGGGGGTCCGCTGCCCTGGCGGCAACTGCACCTGCTCACCCGTGCGCAGATTCATCACGACCAGCGACTGGCCTGTGTTCGCGATCAGCATAGACACCTCATCAATCAGGAATGACGGGCTCCGCGTAGCACCTGCAATTGGGCAGGCAGCCGGCGTGTCCCCGGAGGTTGTCGAGAGTCGGCGGCTCGCCCCAGCGGACGAACCGGCCGTTCATGGCCTTGTGTGAGGGCCGCACGTCGCCATCGCGAGCCGTGCGCCAGATGTATCCGGTGGAGCCCGCGTGCTCTGCGCGGGTCTGGGTGAGCACGCTGGATGTGCGCGCCACCTCGGTCCGGGCGATCAACATCGCCCTGTTCTCTGCGACCTCGCCGCTGCGCATGATCTCGGCGGCGATCTCTTTGGCCCGGGTGCCGTCTTCCAGCCCCCGGATGGTCAGTTCGTGCACGCGCTGCGCGGCGTCCAGCGGCAGGCTCTTGATCAGCGTCACCTGCTGACCCAGCAGCTCCTTCATGCGCTCGCCGGTCGGCGCTTCGAGGATCTCGCGGCGCAGCTCCGTCTTCATCTCGGCGGTGAGCACGCGCCAGTTAGCAAGGTCGCGCGCGTTCGCATCCGACAGCATCCGCTGCGCAACACCCAGCGCCCACGGTGTCAGCGCCTCGGCGTACCGGCGCAGCATGTCTTCGATGGTCGGCAGCGCCTGCGGGTCACCGGCCGGGAACGCCTTGATCAGCTCCCCGACCTGCCGCGCCAGCATGCGCAGGCTGCGGCCGTACTGCTCTTCAGCCCGCGTTGCCCTCTGCGGCTGCCCGCGCTTTTTCCTGTCCAGCGTCAGGACCAGCGGCGCTGGGATCATCTGAGCCGGCATCGTTCTTCCCTTCCTGTCCGGGCGCGCCGGGCGGCACGTCACCCTCCATCGGGGGCGGCGGCTCGTCCTCGGCCTGCTTGATCAGCTCGTCGGTGATGTTCGACCAGGCGCCGGTGGTGCTCGCCATCTGGCGCAGCTCGCGCAGCGCCGTCGGCTTGTCGATGATCTGGCTGTCGTACGCCGCCACCACGGCCGCGGAGCGCTGGTTCGTGACTGTCGCCTTCTGCTCGTCGGTCATCTGCCAGAGCGCCGAGAACTCGATGTCCCAGTCGTCCGGCGGCTCCTTCCCGAACACGGAGCGATACAGCAGGCCGTAGATGCGCTCCACGCCGGCGCGCAGCCGGGCTTCCTGCTGGGCGCGCACGTTGTCGTAGTAGTTGCGCAGGTCCGACTCGCCGGTGGCGTTCAGGCCGGCCGGCGACTGACCGAAGAGGCGCACTAGCGGGATGCCCGTCGCGCCGCTGATCTGCTGGCCGAACTGGAGCAGCACGCTGTCGAGGCCCGTGAACGTGTAGCTCTCGGTCTGAAACTCGTCCTTGGCATCCAGCAGCGTCAGGCCTTCGTTCGACTGGTAGCGGCGGATCATTTCGATGTTCGCCACAAGGCCGTTGAAGGCCGGGCCACCCATCGCGATGATTTCGCGCAAGCCCTCGATCTTGATCGTGCGCAGGTGCGCCTTATAGACCAGCTGCGCAGCGCCGGCCGTCGCGCTGTCGAACGGCACCAGCCTGTCCCACAGGCGTTCCACCACCGACTGTCCCCAGCCGTTCTCGGAGATGCGCTGCCAGTACGGCAGCTCGATGCCATCAAGCCGCACGACACGGCTGTGGTGGATGCGCATGCCCATGAGGCCGGACGCATCGGGCAGCACGTCGTAGAACCGCGGTTTACCCAGCTCCGGCCCGAAGTCCGTCACCAGATCCTGAAGACTGGGCTGGACCATCCAGCGATCCAGCGGCATCACGCCGCGGAACTTGCCATTGTCGACCGACTGCATCCGCAGCGGCGTTTTCAGGTCTTGGCCGTCGATCATCAGCACGCCGATGGCGCCGCCGTAGAGGCGTGACCACTTCACGACCTCGCACAGCTGCGGCCACACGCCCAGCCGTCCGGCTTCCTTCTCGAGACGCTGAAGTTCGTCCGGCTCCATGTCGGACTGGATCTCGACACCCTCGCGGGTCATATCCTCGGCGACGGTGTCCACCACCTGACCGACCACCCAGCTTGAGCGGTACGCGAACTCCAGTTGCACGCGGTTGCGGCTGACCGGGTTGAATCCGTACTTCGCGCCATCGTTCGCGCTGCCCGCGCCGACGCCGGTGCGGGTCATGAAGTTCTGGAAGCTGTCTCCGGTGCGGATGCCAACGCCGGCATCGCGCGCCGCGGCTCGCAGCTTCTGTCGGCGGGCGCTCTGTCGGCTCATGTGTCTCATCCTTCCGCCAGCCGTGCGAACACCTCGAGGATGTTGCCCGCGGCCACCATGTCTTTCAGTGCGTCACACATCGGATCGATCTGGTCGTCGTGCGCATGCGTGTCGTTCGGCGTGAAGGCCTCGCACTCGGCGATGAACTCTGACACCCACGGCGCTTCCTCGGGAATGTAGGCCCGCCCTGACTCGACGTAGCCCTGCACGTCCATCACCCGGGTCAGCTTGTCCGTGTGACGCTCGATAGGCAGCACCGGGATGCTGCTGGTCATGGACAGGTCCTGAATCAGCCCCGTGCCGCTCGCCTTGTCTTCCACCATCAGCGCGCGCAGGCCGCCGTACTGCACCGTGTCCCAGGCGTTGTGCTTCTCCCAGAAATCGACGGTTCGACGCTTGAGCTCCGGCGCCATCCACTTCCCGCGGATGAGGTCGACGAGGTAGGCGTTGCCGTCCTCGCCGCGTCCCCAGCACTCCAGCACGCTGTAGTCGTTGTGTTCCTTGGTCTTCTGCGCCGTGTCGGCGTAGATCTTCCGGTACATGATCCGCGGCAGCGTCCGGTACCGGCGGAACCACTCGCCCCGCAGCAGGCCACCACCGAGAGGCGCCGGCCGCTGCTGGTACTGGGCGGCATACACGTAGCTGCTCGCCGATCTGAGCACCGCCAGTGCGCGCTCGTCGTGCTTCTCCGGCCAGAGTGCGGCGCCGATCTCGCGGCACAGGGGGTCGTCCTCGCTGTCGCACTCCGCCGGCAGCGTGACGCGCTCCCACTGCTCGCCGTTTCCGCCACCGATCAGCCAGCCGGCCAGGTCCTTCTCATGGACCCGCTGCATGATCAGGATGATCGGTGTGTTCGCCGGGTCGTTCTTCCGCGACTCCAGCGTGTTCTGAAACCAGTCGATGACGTTCTGGCGCATCACATCGCTGGTGGCTTCGTCCGGCTTGTGCGGGTCATCGATGATGATCGCGCCGCCGAACCCGGGCCGGTGCTTGCCGGCGCCGTAGCCGGTGATCGTGCCGCCCGCCCCTGAGGCATACACGATGCCGTTCGCCGTGGTGCGCCACTCGCCCTTCGCGCTGCTGTCGGTTCGCAGCCGCGTGCCCGGGAAGATCTGCTGGTACGCCTCGTGCTGGATCAGCTCTCGCGCCACCCAGGCGTTGTTCGTCGCCAGCGCGCCGGAGTAGCTGGTCATGATGAACTCGCTGTCCGGCACCTTTCCCAGGCACCAGGCAACCCAGTTGATCACCAGCTCTGTCTTCGAGTACCGCGGCGGAATGTTGATGATCAGCCGCCGGCTCTCTCCGTTGAACACCCGCTCCAGCGCGGCGCAGATGACCCGGTGGTGCGGCGCCCGCATCCACTTGAAGCCCTTGCGCTGCAAGAACATCCAGCGGGCGAAGTAGTACAGGTCCTCCCGCGCCATCTGCGCCGCAGCGAAGCGTTCGTCCTCGCTGAACTGGCGCATGGTCACACCTCGTCGGCCATCCCCTTCGCGATCTCGCGGAACTGCTCAGGGGTCATCGTCATGGCCTGCACCGGTCCGCCGTTCGGGCCTGTGTGCTCCACCTTGTCCTTGAACATGCCGAAGTGCCGGCCCAGCAGCTCAAGGTTCTTCACCTTGTCCGGCCACTTGATCTTCTTCAGGATGCCGATCATCTCGCGCTGCTCGCCGCGGCCCTCGAACATCTCGGCCAAGTCGAAGCCGCTCAGGTACTGGCGCCAGACCTTCGGCCACTCGCTGACCGGCTTGATCGCCATGTCGTCGTCCATGATGTCCAGGACGTCCATCTGGTCGATTTCGATCATCCGCTTCAGCACGTAGTCGGCATCGACCTCGGTGCGCTCCGCGCGTGCCTTCTTCGCCGCGGCTATAGCGGCGGCCACATCAACATTCCTCAACAGTCGCTCGCCCTGTGACGCGGCCGTCTTGGCGCTGTATCCGGCGCGGGTTGCTGCCTGGGTGGCGTTCAGGTCGATCAGGTACTCATCGACGAAGCGCTGCTGTCGGGGGGTGAGGTCCATGTCGGCACCTTTCGCGGTGACCGCATGCGTGCGGCAGGAAAATATCGCCGGAACCGACCGAAAACGGCTCCGGCAAAGGACAACGGGGAGGAGATGTCACAGACGACAGACGACAAAAAGCCCGCCGGGATTTCTCCGGGCGGGCTATTGGTGCCTATCCGAAACGGACTCTAATCCCACATCGGATTTGGAGTCAATTTTTTTCAGCGCTCCACGAGGCCGTTCGTGAACAAATTGTCATCGATGGCCTTCATCGCGCGGCCCTCGATGCCGACGAGGTGTTTCGCGATGCGCTTCGCGTGGTCACCCATCGTGTCCCGTCCGACGCCAGCGTGTTCCGCCAACTCGCCCAGATTGACGGTGTCGCCGAAGATGCGGCGGACGATGCCATTCCGAACGCGGTAGTGGCTCACGGTGCCGGCCAGGGCCATCCGTAGCACGTACTCGGTCAGATGATCGATTGCCGCGCGCCACTCTCGGCCGGGCACGTAGCCGCTGCAACATGGGCGCGTGCACTCGCACTCTTCACGACGCGGTGCGAAACGTGCGGTGATCACCATCGCCTCTTCACGGCCCAGCGCATCGACGGCGGCGCGGATCATCCCGGCCTGCCCTGCCCCGTCCAGACCAACGAGACCTTTCCCGCTGCGCTTGGGGCCGTCGGCCATGCGGTTCATCACCGGCCGGTCGTACGCTTGGTGGCTGAAGTTGAAGGCGAACACCAGCGCCGCGTGCGTGCTCGCGAACAGCGGTTCGATCTCTGCCGCAACTGCACCCATCACTCGCCCTCCATCACTTCACGAATTTCCACCTGGACACCCGGCACCGCGCTGTAGCGCTTTCGCTTCGTCACCTCCACGACCTGCACGTCGTCGTTCCACACCACGCCGTTCAAACCGTCGAAGATCGCCTTCTCGACGTTGTCGATGTCCGGCTTTTTCGTGGGCAGCACCTGTCCGTCAAGGGCCTGGCTCTGCTTGCGCTTTGACCAACTGGCCGGCACCGGCAATCGGATATCCAGCCTCACGCTCACCGCACCGGAGATCAGATCGCGCCCGTTCATTGCGACCTGCCCGGAATGCGCCACGAGACCCTCGTAGTTCGCTGTCTTCTCGGGCGTGTAGAGCTGCGCGAACTTTCCGCCGCGACTCGCCACCTTCGGGCGGCCCTTTCCGACAGGGGTGCCGGGCACGGTAAAGCTGATCACGGCCGCTTCCTCGCCTGCCACAGGTCGAAAACCGCCTCCCTGACCTTCTCCAGCTCGTCCGGCGACATCGTGGCCGCCAGCGCGTCCCTCACATGCCGTGGCTGTTCCGAAATCCATCTGATCCTGCATTTCTCGCATCCCTCCCGATACCATCCCGATCTCCCGTTGTTCGCCGCTGCCCGCGCGCAGCAATCGCATTCATCGGCCATCCGTTCGCCTGATCAGTCGCACAGCGCGCCTTTTCGGTACCCCTTCTGGCTGGACTCCGCCGCTTGTTCCGCGGCTTGCCGGTACGCATCGCGATCCGCGTTGCCGTAGAACACCGTCGATCCATCCCACGCCAGCGGCGTGAATCCGCCGGACTGCCCGTTGCGCTGCTTGAGCCACAGCAGCTCGGCCAATCCCTTGTAGGGACTGTTGTCGAAATAGACCTCGTCCCGGTACAGCGCCCACACGACATCGGCGTCCTGCTCGATCTCTCCGGAATCCCGCAGGTCGCTCATGACGGGGCGCTTGTTGGGGCGCTGCTCCACGCCTCGATTCAGTTGGGACAAGGCAATGACGGGCACGCCCATGTCCTTGGCGAGCGCTTTCAGGCCGCGGCTGATGCTGCCCACCTCCTGGGTGCGGTTGTCTCCCTCGCCCCGCATGAGCTGCAGGTAGTCGATAACGATCAGGCCGAGCCCGCCCATCTTTCGCTTGGCCTGGCGCGCCTTCGTACGGATGTCCCACAGCGTGAGCGCTGCTTCGTCGTCGATCGTCAGCGGCATCTCGTGGATGCGAGACAGCGCTGCCGTCATCCGACCCCAGTCGGCATCGTTCAGGGCCCGCTCGCCCATGAGGCCAGCCATCGGTATCCGGCCCAGGCAGGACAGCAGTCGGTCACCCAGCTGCTCCGCCTGCATCTCCATCGACGACACCAGCACTGGCGCGCCCGACTCAGCCACGTTGGCGGCGATGCGCAGCGAAAGCGCGGTTTTTCCCATCCCGGGACGGGCGGCGAGGATGATCAGGTTGCCCGGTTGCAGGACACGGCCGCGCGCATCGATGTCGGCGAACCCGGTCTCCAAGCCCGGCGGCGTGTCGCTGTCGTAGCGAGACTGGATGCGGTCGATGCACTGGATCATCACTTCCTGCACGGTCCGCGGCTCGCGCGACACCCCGGAATCGCACAGCTCCATGACCCGGGCCTGCGCGAACTCCAGCTTTTCCGATGTCTCGCCAGCCTGCATGGCGCGGTGTGCGATCTCGTCACCGGCCGACATCAGCGCGCGCAGCACTGCCCGATCCGTCACCGTCTCCGCGTACCGGTGGATGTTCGCCGCGCTGGGCGTGTTGTTCGCGATCTCGCCCAGGTAGGCGAGCCCGCCGACACGCTCCGCATCGCCGGACTGCTCCAGCGCATCGAACACCGTCACCACGTCGGCCGGCTTCCCCGCGCCGATCAGCGTGCAGATGGCCGTGAAGATGCGCCGGTGGTCGTCGCGGAAGAAGTGCTCCGGCCGCAAGGCGCTGATGCGATCGATGGCGCCGTTGTCCAGCAGGAGCCCGCCCAGCACGGACTGCTCCGACTCGATGCTGTGCGGCGGAAGCCGAAGGTCGTCACGCTGCATGCTCACCTCCTGCTGCGTGCAGTCGCTGCGCCTGGATGCCGACCGTCGTCAGCTCGTAGCCGCCGTCAGGCTTGGCGTACCAGAGCCGGTAGTAGCCCTTCTCGACGTACGCGAGGAAGTGCTTGCGCCAATCGGCCTGCAGCCGCGCTTGATTCGCCCCGTTCGGGAGGTGCTCCCGCTTGAAGTGGTCCCATGCGAGCTGGACGAACTCCATCGGCAAGGCCGTCGCTTCCACGTACTCCAGCAAAGGCGCGTAGCCGCTGACAGCCTTCTCGCCTGCCTGCTGGCAGCGATCGAGGAAGGTCTTCAGGCTGATGCGCGGTTTGCGTTCCCGCTTGTTCGATGGCGAAGCCGATGGCAGCTCACCCCCCGGCACGGGGGGTAAGGGGGGTTCTTCTTCTCTCTCCTCTTCTCTTTCTCTAGGTGCGCAGATTGTCTGCGGTTCGTCCTCCTCATGTACGCTTTGTGTCTGCACCTTGTCCGCATCGCGTGCGGACATCTTGCGGACAGATTCAGAGCAACGGCGCTTTGCTGAGCGACCGTTGTGCTCTTCGAAGCGGACAACTCGCACACCTTCTGCGCCATCCTCCAGCCATCCGACGGACACGAGGGCGGCGCCGAAGCCTTGCACACCGGTCTTCCGATCCAGCGCGCGCAAGCTCATCCCGATCAGCACACCGTCTTCCGTGTGCTGATCCGCGGTGGCCCACAGCCAGTACAGCGCGCCGACGACAGCTGCTTCGCTGCTATCTGTTGCATCGACGATGCGGGCGACCCTGGGGTCGTCCCACAGGTTGCTGCGCATCTTGATCCAGTCGCCGGCCATCAGACACCCGCCTTCAGCGCAATCTCGCGCATCGCCTGTGCGTACTCGGCCGGCGTCGCGTCGGGGTGCTGCGCGATCCACTCGGCCTTCATGCGCTCGTAGTCTTGGATGCTCACGCAGCCTCCGCAGCCTCAAGCGTCGCGAAGAGGTCCGGAATGCTCATCTCACGCTCGGCCGCCTGACACCAGTGCGCGGCGTCCGCGAAGTACCGCGGCGACAGCTCCGTGGCCAGGCCGCGGCGCCCCTTCAGGATCGCCCTGTACGGGACGGTTCCGATGCCGCCGAACGGATCGAATACGGTGTCGCCCGGATTGCTGAAGCGCTCGATTACGCGGTCGACGATATCGAAGGGCAGCGGGCAAAGATGTTGCTCCTTCCCCTTCGCGCTCTGCAGGGTGTTCAGCGTGCGCATGCGCGCCACGTCGGTCCAGACATCGTCGATCCAGCTCGGCGGCTGCAGCAGCATGAACGTGACCGGCAGCCGGCCCAGTCCGTCGATCGTCTCGCCGATCTGGACGTGGTGCTCGTAGTCGTAGATGTTTTCGAGGTGGTAGTCGCGGAACCACCGGAAGATCACGTCGTGATCCAGCGTCTCCAGCTCCTCCGGCGTGAGCAGTCGATTTCCGCCGCTGCGCCAGAATCCGTGCGCATCGGTCTGCCAGCGCGACCGGGTGTAGCTCGCCTTGGTCTTCGTGACCGGCTCGTCGGCGTAGGCGTTGCTGGTGTCGGTCGGCGTCTTGCGGAACAGCAGCAGGTATTCCGGCAGCCCCGCGGAGAGCTTGGAGCCGTCCTTGCACACCTCCGACCAGCCGAGCCGATAGGTCTGGTTGTTCTCGCGCACCACGTCGGTGACGATCGTGATCATGCCCATGTAGCCGAAGCCGTGACGGGTGTAGTGCTCGATGCATCGCGCGTGGAACGGATAGACCGTCTGGAAGCCCAGACCGGTCATGCCGCCGGGCACGATGCGATCCTTCACGTGGATGGCGGCGACACGGCCGGGCTTGAGAGCACGCAGCAGTTCGGGCGTCAGGAAGTCCATCTGCTCGAAGAAGTGGTCGTTCGTGTCCGTGTGACCGAAGTCCGCGTAGTTCGGCGAGTACTCGTACTGCGTGGCGAACGGGACGGAAGTGACAATGAGGTCGAGGCTGTTTTCGGGCATCGCCGAAGCCTCAATCACGGCGTCGTTGTTGATGAGCCGGTAGTTGTCGCCACTCACCTCGATGCGCTCTACGCCGAGAGCGCGCTGCAGGTGCTGTTGCATGGCAGCCGCCGACAGCCCGTACTCACGAATGATTTCCGTCATCTTCGCCACCGTCTGGTTGTGCTTGTCCCACTTGTCTTCGAGGATTCGGCGCACGCCGCGCTCGGCCTCCGTGTAGATCAGGTCGATGCGCACGCGCCGCGGCTGGAGGAAGCGGTGCAGGCGGTGAATGGCCTGAATGAAGTCGTTGAACTTGTGGCCGATGCCCAGGAAGATCGCCCACGAGCAATGCCGCTGGAAGTTGCAGCCGGAGCCCAGCATCACGGGCTTGCCGGCCAGTTCGCGCACGCGGCCGTCCGAGAAGTCGATGATCCGTTCGGCCTTCGTGTCGTCGTCCTGGGCGCCATAGACGCTCACCACGTCCGGGATGGCGCGCTCGATCGCCTGCCGCTCTGCCTCCAGGTCGTGCCAGAGGATCCTGTGTGCGTCGGGGTCGATGGCGCGCAGCTCCATCATCTTCGCGACCCGCTGCGGGAGGCTTTCGCGCTTCTCCCGCGCGGCATCCACGACGCCAAGCGCCTGCTGTTTCAGCAGCAGACCCTGCCCCCGGAAGTCGAAGCCCGCGTCCTCGTGGTCGGCCGGGATCTCGTGCCAGTGGATTTCCAGCTCCGGCAGTTCGTAGCCTTCGTCGGAATGACCGAGGTCGGACGGCCGCTGGACGAACAGGCCCCATGAAGCCACCCACAGCCAGAACTCGCGCTCCTTGTGCGGATGGATGGTCAGCTCGTCGGCCTTCTCGCTGTTCCGCTTGAAGAAGCGAGTCTTGGCCTGGCCAACGTCCATCACGCCGAGGAAGGCGCTGTAGGCAAGCAGCTCGATGTAGTCATTCGGGCTGGGTGTGGCCGTGGCCACGAACCGGTATGCCACGCAGTCGCCAGCGACACGCGCATGGAAGGTCTTCCGATCGCCAGCGAACAGCGCCATGAACTCGCGGAACGTCTTCGTGCCGCCGAACCCGCGCAGGCACGCTGCCTCGTCCAGACTGGCCACGGTGAAGAGGCGCGGGTCCAGCTTTCCGTCGCGCACCGTCTCGTAGTTGGTGAGGTAGATGCCTTCCGGATCGTCGGCTTCCTCGATGCGCCGGATGAACTTCACCTTGACGCCCAGCATGGCGGCGTCTCGCATGAACTCTTGACGGACGCCGAGAGGGATCACGATCAAGGCCATGCCGCCGGCGCGCTCACGCGTCAGGCGCACCGTCTCGACCTGGATCACGCTCTTGCCGAGGCCGAACGCCGCGAAGCAGGCTGCGCGCCCCATGCGCACCAGCCATCGCACGATGTCGCGCTGGTGCGGCTTCAGCAGCTGGTTGATTTCCGCGTCGGACACATCGAAACCGAACGAGTCCGCCAGCTTGATCTTCTTGCGCAGGAAGTCGAGGTAGCGGCTCACCCGAACACCCTCCAGCAAACGAATGCCAGAGCCGCGATGGGGATGCCGATGGTGCCGATCACGAGACCCACCATCGAGCCGGCGTCCATGAAGGCCTGGAGGTAGCGACGCAGGAACTGGCTCATGCGGCGTTCCTTTCCGCGATCACCTGCTCCATCACAGTGGTGCGACCGATGCGCGCCATGTACTGCGTCACGCCGCGCCAGCCTGTGAAGGCCTCGAAGCTCGGAGCCAGGTCCGGCGGTAGATCCATCGGTGCCTTCGTATGCGGGTTGAGCATGCGGCTCACGTGCGGACGGTGGGCGCCGGACGACCGCGCGAACATAGATTGATCACCGATCTCGTCGCGGCTGTTGCGCCGGCGGTTCTGCCAGCACCAGACCACCGCGTCACGGTAGGTCTGCCAACCTGTAACGATGGAATCGGCCACCCATCTTGATTTCGGCAAGGCGTCGAGGAACGGCATTTCACGTTGCATGGCTGCCACCATCAGCGGAATTGATGCAACGCGCCCTGATTACAGGTTGCGTTACAGGTTGGAAGCTGCCGAAAATTTTTTCGACGGCGGGGAATAGAAAGACCCCTGCCCGCTCCACAGAAATCAGCCGACCGGCGGCAAACCTCAACAGGCAGGGGTTGAAGGCCACGACCGGAGGAGGTGGGCGTGGATGAGAAACGGGCGTTCATCAGGCAGCCTGATCGGCGCTGGAATCGGAGACGAAGCGTTCGGGCCACATGATCTGCATCTCCGTGACCTCGCCTTCGAAGTACGCGACCAGTGCATCGGTCAGCTCCTTCGACGGGACCTGCTCACCGCGCTCAATGCGCGACAGGTTTCCCGTGTCGCTGCTGACGGCGACAGCAACCTCCTGCAGCGTCTTCTTTCGCGCGAGGCGGGCGGCCCTGAGGGGGGTATTCATGTCGATCAACCTTGGTGAAGTTGCTTCCCTAAATTCTGCGGATATCGCAGAACTAAAGTCAAGCAGATTCTGCGGATCGCGCTTTGCGTAGAACGCAGAACCGCCCGGACAATGCGAATATGAAAGTTGGTGACGAAATCAGACGGCGCCGGAAGGCCGTAAAGTGGACGCTCGAGGACTTGGCAGCCGAGGTCGGTAGCGACACCGGCAACCTGTCTCGCATCGAGACGGGCAAACAAGGTGCCAGCGAGGAGATGCTGCGGAAGATCGCGGTCGCCTTGGGGTGCCGTGTGGCAGACCTGTTCGCAGCTGGCGAAGCGAACGTTGAACCTGTCCCCGTTGGGGTTCGACGCATCCCGCTAGTTAGTTACGTACAGGCGGGGCTTATGAGCGAAGCAGTTGATTCGTACCACCTTGGTGGAGCAGAAGAGTGGCTTTTGACGGACTTGGAGTTGGCAGCGAGTGCATTTGCGCTGCGAATCAAGGGAGACTCGATGCTCCCAGACTTCAAGGAAGGGGACGTTGTGATCATTGACCCGGAGTTGGCGCCGTCACCTGGTGACTTTGTGGTCGCCAAGAACGGCGAGAACGAGGCAACGTTCAAGAAATTCCGTCCAAGAGGGTTGAACGAGCACGGCGAGCACGTTGTTGAGCTGGTGCCGCTGAACGAGGACTACCCCTCAATTCGGTCCGACTCGCAGCCGTTCCGGATCATCGGGACGATGGTCGAGCATCGGCGGTACCGGCGCCGGTAGGTTGCCGGCCAAGCGTGCCGCCAAGAAAAGCAGAGCAGACACCCATGGCGTTGGTAACAATTCAGAAGACGGCGAAGCGTTACAAGGCGCAGCAGGTTGCCTGCTTGGCTCTATTCTTCGGCGGCCTCATCTACGTGCCAATCGCCTCAGGCATGGATGAACGCCTTGGGATGGCGGCGTTCGGCCTAAGCATGTTCTCCGGCCTCTGGTACTTCGTGGTCAAGATACTCATCTGGTGGAACCACGGGTAGCAATGCCCCTCCCCCTCCTGACCGCCCTCGTCGTCGCCATCTCCGACGGCGACACGCTCACGGTGCGCCCAGACGGCGGCGAGCAGCTGCGGGTGCGAGTGGCGGAGATCGACGCGCCGGAGAGCCGGCAGCCGTTCGGCGCGGCGGCGAAGCGATCGCTCTCCGACCTGTGCTTCAAGGTGCGCGCGGAGATCAGGCCAACAGCGCTCGATCGGTATGGACGGACGGTCGCCCGGGTGACGTGTCGCGGGCAGGACGCCAGCGCGCACCAGGTGCGCAGCGGCATGGCCTGGGTGTTCGAGCGGTACGCGAGCGACCGGAGCCTGTTCCAGCTGCAGGACGATGCCAAGGCAGCAGGTCGAGGCCTGTGGAGTGAGCGGACGCCAGTGCCGCCGTGGGAATGGAGGAAGGCTCGATGAGGCGCGAGAAGGACAACCCGCTCGCGGACCTGCGGGCCGACCGCGTGTCGCGGAACGAGAACCAAACCGAGTTCTGGGGGCGCTTCGGGGTCACGCAGAGTGCCGGCAGTCGGTACGAGAGCGGGCGCGAGGTTCCGGCTCCGCTGGCCATGCTGGTGCTGGCGTTTGCCGACGGTCTGCTGGATGACGCCGCTTTGGCTCGACTGAGGAAGCTTGCCAGATAAGCTAACTTGCACCAGATCGCAAACTATCGATAGCCCGCCCCACGCGGGCTTTTTTGCCCGCTCTCTACACCTCCCCATCCGCCCTGGCCAGCGCCCTCCTGACCAGCTCCCGCCGCGGGTCACCCTCCTCGAACGTCTCGCCCAGCTGGTGAAGCGTCGCGTACATCGTCGGCGCAGAGGCGAACAGCCTGCCTAGGTCTGCGGGCACGTGCGAACAGATCACCCGCCCCTCGGCATCCAAGAGCACGTGCCGCACGTCCCCCACACCGTGCTCTGAGAACCGGAACGGCGCCGTCATCGACCATCGGTTCCGCCACTTCCCCGTCATCTGACCCTCCCCCTGAACCACGCCGGCCGTGCTGGCTTCGTTCGACAGCGTACGACTTTCGTCGTCATCCGAAAGGATGAGCCGCGCACCCACCTGTTTTCCATCAACTCGCACTTTCTGCGCTTGACGCAGGAAATTTCGCGCAGTATTCTGCGTCCATGTTCTGCGGTTTTCGCAGAATACGAGCACCAGCAAAAGCCCCGAGCGGGCCAGCGCCCTAAGCCGATCCGGCCCTGCCCTCTTCTGGCATCCGTAGGCGACCGGCCACCACTGGCGCACCACGCGATGGAGGGGTCATGGACAGCAGAAGCAGAGCGGAGCAGCAGATCGCGGCCGATGTCCGGCAGCAGATCGAAGCGACCGGCCAGTACAACCCGAAGGACGGCGGCCTGGAGTACCACGGCGCCGACTGCGAGTACTTCGCCCGCCACGCGCTGGCCGTGCTCGCCGCCGGTGGTGCCGACAGCAGCCAGATCGTGGTGCTGCGCGACCTGCGCAGCGATCTGATCGAGCAGATCACGCGCGCCGAGATCAATGCGCGTGCCGACGACCTGGCCGCCAAGATCGACGATGGGCACGCCGAGCAGCTGGCGCGCCTGGCCGACATCGCGCGGTATGGAGTAGCGGCATGAACGCGCCCAAGGGTTACACCGTCCGGGCCTTCGATAGCGCCTACCCGGGTTCCATGTGCGAGCGTGCCGGCGGCTACTACGTGGAGCGCGACGACTACAAGAGCATGGCCACGGCGTTGATCGACCTCATCGCGTTACGCGACCGCACGATCGACGACCTGAACGATGCGGTTCGGATGTACCAGCGACTGCTCGATGGCGCGCCGTTCTTGATGGACGCGGCGAAGCATGCCCTCGGCTGCTTCGAGGCCGCGGAGCACGAAGGCTTTTCCCTGGCGCTGCAGGAAGGTGACCTTGATCGCGTCCGCGACATCTGGTCCCGCCGAATCTCGCGTGCCTGCGAATTGATCCCCGCAGCCATCGAGAAGGCCGGAGGTGCGTCATGAACCCGCTGACCCGGCGCGCCAGCCGCAGCGAACTCCGCGAGCTGGTAATCGACCTCGCCGTCGTGCTGGCTGGCGGCCTCGCAATCGCAGCAATCCTGGCATGGGGTGTGTGATGGGCTACTGGAACGCAGCAGTGCCTATTCTCGGCGCGCTCAGTCTCTACCCGCAAGAAGAGCTGTTGCCGCACGCGATCGAAGAAAGCGGGCCGGCTGGCGTCTGCGTGTCGCTCTCTGATCTCGGCGCGCTGGATGCGACAGATTTCATCCCGCTCGGATCGTGCCACCAGCGAGGAAGCGATGGCTTTTACTGGGCTGCGCAACGGATCGTCAGCCGCGACATGCTGGACGCCTACGAATACACCGACCGCACTGCGCGGGTTACTGACTGCGCGAGCGACCCGATGCGAGGTGCGGCATGAGCGCCCTGATGATGTTTCTCGGCATCCTGATCTACGGCGTCATCGCAATGACCGTTGCGCAGATCGCCGGCCGCTGCATCGACGAGATGGGAGGCCCGGACGATGAATAGGCGCCCCTCACCCACTGCCCTGCGCGCTCGAATCCTCGGGCTGCGCTGGCGCCGTGCGCATGCCGCCATGCGCGTGCTGGCCGCCGACAGCATCGCCTCGCAGATCGCGGCCGTCGGCGCCGACGGCTTCGCCCAGATGCGCGCGACCGGGTACCAGATCGCCACGGCCGAGGCCCTCCGCGAAATCGAGCACCAGCTGCGCCGCTGCCGGCGCGCCCTCAACCACCTAAAGGAGTACCGCGCATGAATGCGCCTGAACGTCTTCCGTCTCTGACCGTGCGCGCCAGCTCGTGGGCCGGTCTATTCGACTGTGCCTACCGCTGGGAAGGCATCCACCTGCTGGGCATGCGCAACGTCGTCGGCCTGCGCGCGGCGCTCGGCACGGCAATCCACGCCGGCACCGCGGTGTTCGACCAGGCGCGTCTCGACGGCGCCGGCCTGTCCGCTGACGACGCAGCCGGCGTGATGGTCGACAAGCTCCGCGACCCGGAGAACGAGTTCGATCCGGAACGCGACGACATCACGATGACCGAGGCCGAGCGCGTCGGCCTAACGCTGATCACGAAGTACTGCATCGAGGTGTCGCCGAAGTACGACTTCGTCGCCGTGGAGATGCCGACGAAGCCCATGGACATCGACTGCGGTTCGGGTGTCGTCGTGCGCCTCACCGGCACGATGGACCGGGCGCGCATCCGCCGCGCCGGTGACGGTGTCGGTATCGCCGACATCAAGACTGGATCTGCGGCCGTCCAGAAAGGTGTGGCGGTGACCAAGGGCCACGGCCCGCAGATCGGCACCTACGAGCTGCTCTACGAGCACACCACCGGCGAGCGCATCACCGACGACGCCGAAATCATCGGCATGAAGACGAAGGGCACGTCCGAGATTTCAACCGGGCGCATCGCCAACGCGCGTACCGCGATGGTCGGTTCCGACAAGCACCCCGGCCTGATCCAGTTCGCGGCCGAGATGTTCAAGACCGGCCGCTTCTACCCCAACCCCAAGTCGCTGCTCTGCTCGGAGAAGTACTGCCCGCGCCACGCGACCTGCCCGTTCCACGACTGAGGACTACCGACATGAATGCCCCCGCATCCCTTCAACAAGTCCGCGACCAAGTCGCGGCACCGCGCGAACCGAGCCTTCCGGCCATCGTCCCCGGCTTTGGCTCTCTCCAAGGGTTCGAGCTTGCCATTCGTCAGGCGAAGCTGCTCTCGTCTTCGACGCTGGTGCCGGCTCAGTACCGCGCCTTGATCGAGAAGAAGCAAGGCCAGAACGTGTCGTGGCAGGACAACCCGAACGCCATTCCGAATTGCGTGATCGCCATGAACATGGCGCAGCGGATGAACGCTGACCCGCTGATGGTCATGCAGAACCTCTACATCGTGGAGGGACGGCCATCGTGGTCGTCCACCTGGATCATCGCCGCAATCAACAACTGCGGCCGCTTCACGCCGCTGCGCTTCGATCTTGATGACCTCGGCGAGCAGGACGTTGAGTACGACGTTGGCGAATGGGTTGATGGCCGGAAGCAGTGGAAGAAGGTCAAGACCAAGGTTCGCAACTTGCGTTGCGTCGCGTGGGCGGAAGAGAAGGCCACAGGGCAGCGAGTGACCTCGCCGGCAGTCTCGATGGAAATGGCTGTCAAGGAAGGCTGGTACCAAAAGACCGGCAGCAAGTGGCAGACCATGCCGGAAGTCATGCTGCGGTATCGGACTGCATCCTTCTTCGGAAAGCTCTACGCCCCCGAACTGCTGATGGGTCTGCCTTCGTCGGACGAGGCGGGCGACATCATCGATGCCGAGCGCGACAGCACCGGCCAGTTCTCCGTTGATATCGCGTCACTGCGCCCAACTGCACCCGCAGATGAGCCGGCGCCGGAAACAACCGCAGGTCAGGTGACCGGGACTACCACTTCAGGCGACCCGCAGGACGACGACCTCCGCGCGGTCGAACAGGGACAGGGCACGAACACCGGCGGCAACTGGCAGCCGTCCGCCGAGGAAGCGGCCGAGATGGAGCGCCGCATCGCCGAAGAGGCAGCGGCCGACCAGCAGCGTGCCAGCGCCCCGCGTGGCCGTGGCCAGCGCCAGATGAGCATCGAGTAACGAACCCACGAGAGGGAGCGAGGCGATGCATTCAGTCGCTGGTGGAGGCATGACGCGCGGGCAGTTCCTGCCACGGGGAGCCGCGCAACAGGAAACGCCGGGCACTCCGTCCGCCGTGGCCACCGCTCCCGTTACTGCAGCAGCGTCCGAGAAACCCCACGGCATTCGGCGCATCCCGGCCGATAGCCGGATGCCGTGGGCCTTGGATTGACCACATTCTTGAAAGGCACTCAAACATGAATGCACCGAACGACTTCCGCGCGATGACCACCGAAACCATCGGCAAGGATCTGCTCTCCGCCCTCGTCACTGAGATCAAGCTCCTGCCCAAACCCTGGGCGAAGCTGTCCGAGGCAAAGCAGAACGACATCATCGACCGCCTGCGCGCCCGTGTGGAGCACAACGTCGGCATGGCCGTGCACCTGCTCTCCGCTCAAGGCCGGGTTGTCGTGGCTGGCGATCTGGAGCAACTGACGATCAAGGACGGCGTGAAGGCCGTCGTGAAGTTCGGCCTAAGCGCGCCGAACCTGCATGAGCTCTACGACTGCGCCGGTAAGGCGGTGCTGGTGGTGGTCGCCGACGCCGCGGCTGTCACCGGCGGAATGGACGACGTGAAGGGCGAGGCGGACCAGCGCGCGATGGATCTCGGCCACGAGTACGACGACAACGACGGCGGCGGCATGGAGGACCAGGCCGCCGGCGATGTCCTTGAAGGTGAGGCGCTCGCGATCGAGCATCAGCCCCTGCAGGAGGAACTCGACCAAGCATACGAGGACGGCTACGAGGCGGCGGCCGACGGTAAGCCGGAATCCGACTGCCCGCAAATGGCAGGACCGCTGTGCATCCAGTGGGTGAAGGGGTGGAAGGACTGGCACGAGCAGAACGGCGAAGGCTCTGGTAACGCCATTGCCGACGAGGGCTGATCACATGAAGATCACCCGAATCTCCGCCCAGAACTACCTGGGCATCCGCGCCGCCGATATCGCACTCGATCGCCCGGTCCAGCTGTTCGCCGGCCGCAACGGTGCCGGCAAGTCCAGCCTGATGGAAGGCGTACGCCATGCCCTCACCGGTGAAACGGTCCGCGTCAGCCTGAAGAAGGAATACGCGTCGCTGCTCACCGAGGGCGCCGAGTCCGGCTTCGTGGAAGTCGTGGCCGACGGCGGCGCCTATGCCGTGGCCCTGCCCAGCGGCAAGGGCGCGGCGAGCGGCGAAGCCGCGCTGCCGTACCTGCTGGACGCCCAGCGCTTCGCGAGCCTGTCGCCCGACGAGCGGCGCGCCTTCCTGTTCGGGCTCATGGGACTCAGCTCCAGCGGCGACGCAGTGAAGAAGCGCCTGGCCGACAAGGGCTTTGACGACGCCCGCGTCGCGCTGGTGATGCCGCTGCTGCGCGCCGGCTTCGAAGCCGCCTGCAAGGAAGCCCAGAACCGCGCCCGCGATGCGAAGGCTGCGTGGAAAACCATCACCGGCGGCGAGACCTGGGGCAAGGACAAGGCGGCCGGCTGGCGGCCCGCTGCGCTGCCGGAGGGTGCCGCGAAGGCGCCGGGGCTGCTGGAGAACGCCCGCGCCAAGCTGACCGAGGCCGATGGTGCGCTAGCCACGGCCCAGCAGGCGCTGGGTGCTGCGCGGTCCACCGCACAGGCACGCGAGGAGCAGGAAGAGCAGCGCGTGCAGCTGGAGGAGCGCGCCGGCCGTATCGAGCGCATCCGCGCGAAGCTCGCCAAGGACGAGGCTGAACTGGCCGACTGGCAGGCGAAGGTCGCCGACGCGAAGGCAGCAGCCGGCGGCGTGAAGAAGGTGCGTGCCGTGCTGGAGGACGCCGTGCTGCGCGGCCTCGCCGAGGTCGCCGCCGAGTTTCTCGGCATCGCGGAGGCCAGCACCGGCATCGTGGTGAGCGACTCCGGCGAGATCCTCGAATGGGACCAGGCGTTGCTGAACCGCGCTCGCGCGCACGTCGCCGAATACCGCGCGCAAAGCGCAACGGCTCCGGCCGAAGATGCTCAGGCCGCCGCGAAGCTCGCCGAGTACGAAAAGGCGCGCGACCTGATGCAGAGCGCCGTTGCCAACGGTCGGCGCGATCTGGCGGCAGCCGAAGCGGCAGAGGCCGCGCTGCAGGCCCTTGATGCCGCTGCCGCCGGCGATGCGCCGAACTTCGACGAGCTGCGCGAGGACGTGCAGCAGAAGATCGAGGCGCGCGATGCGTGGCGTGCCGATGTCGAGAAGTACAAAGCGCTGACCGAGCTGGCTGCGCGGCAGGAGAAGGTCGTCGCCGACGCCGGCCGGCACCACGCCGACGTGCTCGCCTGGCTGGAGATCGCCGACGCGCTGTCTCCGGACGGCATCCCGGGCGAGATGCTCGCCGAGGCGCTGGGCCCGATGAATGCACGGCTGGGTGCCAGCGCTGTTGCTGCTGGCTGGACGATTCCGCAGATCACGGCCGACATGGAAGTCACAGCAGATGGCCGACCCTACGCGCTGCTCAGCGAGTCAGAAAAGTGGCGCGCCGACGCGATGATCGCCGAGGCCGTGAGCTATCTGTCCGGGCTGCGCCTGCTGGTGCTCGATCGGTTCGACGTGCTGGACCTGACCGGCCGCGCGGACGCGCTGGAATGGCTGGACGCACTGACTGAAGCCGACGAGGTCGACACGGCGCTGGTGTTCGGGACGCTCAAAGCGCTGCCCGGTGGCCTGCCGGACAGCATGCAGGCGCACTGGATCGATGGCGGTGTCGTGGGTCAGATGCGGGAGGCGGCGTGATGGACTCCATACAACTTTCGACACTGGCCACGCTCGCAGGGAAGTGGCAAGCCGAAGCCGATTGCGGCGCAGGAAGCGCGGACCGCCGAGCTGCTCTGCGCGAGTGCGCAGACACAGTGCGCATGCTCTGCGAGGTTCGATTCGAAGACTGCCCGCATGCAGCACCTCATCGGTACTGCGCGGAATGCGCGGTCTCGCCGTGCCCGATCGGACTTGGCGAGCATTCGGTGGCGAAGCCCGCGAAGTGCGACGGCAACCACGGCGGGCCGCGATGCGCGGATCCGGAGTGCTGGAACGACACTGCAGATGTGCGGATGCCGGACGACGAAGTCATGCGCGACGCGCTGGAACACCTTGCCGGACTGGACACGCACGACGTCAACCTGCGTGATAACCCGAAAGCTTACGAGGTGCTGGAGCGCCTTGTGCGCACCTGCTACGCGCCCGGGGATGCGGTCGAGCCGATCCGCTGGGTAACCGATGGAAGCTATCCAGACGCCGACGAACTAGTGCTTGTCGAAGGCCCGGATCCCGGCGACGTATGGGGCGGCTGCTACGACGGCGGTCAGTGGCTCACCGGCGACGGCATGCCGGTGGACGTGAAGGTTCTCGCTTGGGCGCAGTGGCCGGCAGGGTCGAAAGGCGGTGAAGCGTGAGCAGCGCCGGAACACGAGAGCGCGAGCGGTTTTTGGCGCGCATGGCGACGATTCAACCCGGCGCCGTGCTCGCCAGGCGGTCGAAGCATTGGACGGTCACAAAGTCGCGCCGCACAGAAACGGGCGTCCGCCTCACGTTGGTCTGTGGAAGACGGTCGATCGTTGCATACGTCGGCGTTTGCCAGTCCGGGCCCGACCTGTGGCAATCCGGGCTGCGTGTCGTAACGCCGCCGCCCGCAAGCCGCGAAATGTTCCGCGCAGATCGGGAGGCAGCATGAAGCGCGACGTCTTCACCACCGCACCCGACGACGTGCGCGACATCCGGCACTTCCACCTGTTCTGCGGCCTCGGCGGCGGTGCACGCGGCTTCAATGCGGCGAGCGCCCGGGTAGGCAACATGGTCGGCCGCTTCCGCTGCCTCGGCGGCATCGACGTTGACCCTGCCTCGATCCGCGACTTCAGCCGGCTGGCCGGCGTGCCGGGCACGGTGCTGGATCTGTTCGACCGCGAGCAGTACCGCGCCTTCCATGGAGCCGAGCCGCCGGCAGGCTGGCGTGAGGCAACCACGGCCGACATTCATCGCGCAGCCGGCGGCGAGCGCCCGCACATCGTGTTCCTGTCGGCGCCGTGCAAGGGCTTCAGCGGCCTGCTGGCCGAGGGCAAGAGCCGGACGGACAAGTACCAGGCGCTGAACCGTCTCACGCTGCGCGGCGTGTGGCTGATGCTCGAGGCGTGGGCCGACGATCCGCCCGAGCTGGTGCTGTTCGAGAACGTGCCGCGCATCGCCACGCGCGGACGGCATCTGCTCGACCAGATCAGCGCGCTGCTGCGGCAGTACGGCTACGCGGTCGCCGAGACCACGCACGACTGCGGGCAGCTCGGCGCTCTGGCGCAGAGCCGGAAGCGCTTCCTTTTGGTCGCCCGCCATATCGACAAGGTGCCGCCCTTCCTGTACGAACCGGCATCGCGTCCGCTTCAGGGCGTCGGCACGGTGCTCGGCCGCATGCCGCTGCCCGGCGATCTGGCCGCCGGCCCGATGCACCGCGTGCCGGCCCTGATGTGGAAGACATGGGTTCGCCTCGCCTTCGTCCAGGCCGGCAGCGACTGGCGCAGCCTGAACCGGCTGGCGATCGAGGACGGCAAGCTGCGTGACTACCTGATCGTGCCCGAGTACCACGCCGGCTATCTCGGCGTCGGGCGTTGGGATGACCACAGCGGCACGGTGCAGAGCCACAGCGGCCCGACGAACGGCGCGTTCAGCATCGCCGACCCGCGCTTCGAGCCGTCCGCGAAATGGCGCGATGGCCAGGCCTACGGTGTGCGCACGTGGCATGACAGCACCGGTGCGATCAGCAGTAAGACGATGCCCGGGCAGGGTGCGTACTGCGTAGCGGACCCGCGCCACGGCGGCCCGGCGAAGCACTCGAACGAGTTCCGCATCGTGCGCTTCGACGAAGCCGCGCGCGCCATCACCAGCGCACACGGCACTGGCCAGTGTGTCAGCGACCCGCGGCCAGCCGGCGAGGTGTTCGGCAAGTACGCTGTCACCCGCTTCGACGAAGCCGCCGGCACCGTGATCAGCGGCAGCACCACCGGCCAAGGCGCTTTCGCGGTGGCCGACCCACGCCCGGGCATGCAGCGCCAGCGCGGCGACCACTACCTGACCGGCGGCCACTACGGCGTTGTGCCGTGGTCCAGCAGCTGCGGCGCCGTCTCTGCCTCGGCCTGCCACGACAACGGGCCGTGGACGGTGGCGGACCCGCGGGTTTGCGATTCTGTGCAAGTCGGCGACTTCGGCATGCCGGCTGCGGCCGACCGCCTCGTTGCGCACATCCGTGCCGAGGACGGCACGTGGCACCGGCCCTTCACGACGCTTGAGCTGGCCGCGTTGCAGTCACTGGTCGATCCGGAGGAAGTGCTCGAGCTGGACGGTCTCAGCGACAGCGACTGGCGCGAGCGCATCGGCAACGCGGTTCCGCCGGACGCCGCGCAGGCCATCGCCGGCGAGATGGGCCGCACGCTGCTGCTGGCGTGGTCCGGCGAAACCTTCACCCTGAGCAGTGCGCCGATATGGGTTCAACCGGCGCTGGCTGCCCTGACTGTCGCGCAGGGAGGTGCCGCCTGATGCGTAAGCGCACACCCCGCTCACGCCGCCCAAAGACGCCGCCGTGCCTCATCGCTGTCGGGATGAACAACAAGCACGAGGGCGCCATGTACTCGGCGGTGCAGGCGTTCCGCCGCGGCGGGGCCACGGCCGATCATTTCCTTGACCTGTGTGACACCCGCGACATCACGGCCATCGCCCACAACATGCAGGGGCGGCACGTCGACGGTCTGCGCGAGGCGCTGGAGGCGGCCGAGATCGCTCTGCTCAACATCCGCGACCGCCATCGCGATACCGGACGGTTTGGCGCCTCGGCCGACGAGCTGGCTGCGCTGGCGCTGCTGGTCGATACCTACACGAACTACTGGCTCGCCCAGTCGGGGCACCTGTATGGGCTCGCGCGGGAGGAACTGCGCCGGGCTAGGCTGCGGGACAAGGGTGGGGAGAAGGCGGCATGAAAGAGCGACCGATCCTGTTCAGCGCGCCGATGGTGCGCGCCCTGCTGGCCGGCACGAAGACGCAGACGCGGCGGGTGGTGAAGCCGCCCCGCAATCGCTCTGCCTTCGTGCTTCTCAACCACGGTAACGGTTGGTGGCCGTACCAGAGCGACGACGGCGAAAGCGAGCTCTGCGACGACGGCATGGAGCACCCCTACACCTGTCCCTACGGCCAGCCCGGCGACCGGCTGTGGGTACGCGAGGCGTTCATGCACGAGCCGGCCGACTACTGCTGGGAAGCGAGCGTCAGCATTCCATGCCGGCCGGCATCTACGGTCTACCGCGCAGACTTTCACGAAAGCCAGCCGGGCGAAGGTTGGAAGCCGAGCATCCACATGCCGCGCAGCCTCTCCCGCATCCTGCTCGAAATCACCGCCGTCCGCGTCGAGCGGCTGCAGGAGATCAGCGAGGCGGCTGCGATTGCCGAAGGGATTACGACAATCTGGCCGGACGGCCCGCGCGATGACGGAGGACCGAACCACTACACGGTAGATGTCGATCCCGGTCACCTGAATGGGCCGACCGCTGCCACGGTCTATCGGATGCTCTGGGAGCTGATCAACGGCGAAGGCAGCTGGGACGCCAATCCCTGGGTCTGGGTGGTCGAGTTCAAGCGGGTGACGCCGTGACCGAGCACCAAACCTGCATCCACTGCGCGCGCGTCTATCTCGCACAGTCGCGGCACTTCACCGGCCGCCACCGCAGCTTCAGCTTCCGGCTGCTCGACTGGGCCGGAAACCAGCGCCGGAAGGCCATGGCGCTGCGCGACGCCCTGGCCCAGCAGTCGCTCTTCTGAGGATTCACGATGCCACTACCCTACGAGAACACCAGCAGCGGCGAGCGCGCGGTGCAGGACATGCAGAAGATCCTGCGCGGCTTCGGCTGCTCGAAGTTCGGCCAGATGCTGGACTTCGAGGCCGGCGAGCTGCTGGTGCAGTTCGAATACCGCGGCCGGCCCGTGAGCGTGCGCGCATCTGTGAATGGCTACGCCGCCGCGTGGCTGAAGGAGCACCCGTACGGCCCGCGCACGAAAGCGACGAAGCAACAGCACGAGGCGCGCGCGAAGGAGATCGCCAGCACCGCTGTCTATTCGATCCTGCGCGACTGGATCAAGGGTCAGATCACCGCGATCGAGACCGGCATCCTGTCGTTCGAGGGAGCCTTCCTCGGGCAGATCCTGCTGCCCAGCGGGAAGACCGTGCTGGAACATGCCGAGGCGGCGAATCTGCTGCCGGGGCCGAAGGAGAGCTGATGCACGACGGACTTTTCCTGTCTGACACCGAGATCGCGCGCATCTGCGAACCGCTGGTCCAGCCTGCGGCACAGGTGCGGTTCCTGCGCGAACTGGGCCTCACCGTGGCCACGAAGCCCAACGGCCGCGCGCTGGTTGTCCGCAGCCATGCAGAAGCGGTACTGTCCGGGCGGAAGCATAGCGAGCCTCAGCAGGGCACAACAGCGCCAGCTGCGGCACCGAACCGCTCAGGATTGATCGAGTTCATCAACCGGAGGCGAGCCGCCTGACATGGGTCGTCGTCGCAAGCACAACCCGCTCGACCTACCGGACCGGGTGTATGCCAAGCACGGGGCGTTCTACTACTTTCATCGGCCCACGGAATCGCATCCGGCCGGCCGGTGGGAGCACCTTGGCACGGATGTAGGCCAGGCAAAGGAGCGCGCCAACCGGATCCGGCAGCAGATGGACGAAGGGTTCGGGACCGTCGCCTACTGGCTGGACCAGTTTCTGATCTGGTGCCGGAAGCGCGTCGCTGTCGGCGACCTCGCCCAGCGAACGCTGGATGACTACACCACCGACGCGGAGGTGCTGAAGATCTTCTTCGGCCCGCTCTACCCGGCTGCCGTCGCGCCCAGCCACGTCGGCGAGTTCCTGGACACGAACCTCGAGGGCGGCCGAGGCGTGCGGGCGAACCGGGAGAAGGCCTGCCTGTCGTCGATGTTCACGTGGCTGATCCGCAAGGGGCATGCCGGCGTGACGACCAACCCGTGCCGCGGCGTCCGCCGCAACCCGGAGAAGAAGCGGGAGCGCTACGTTGAAGACGTGGAGATGTCGCAGGCCCTGAAGAACGCGCCGCTGATGGTCTGGGCGCTGGCCCACCTCGTCTATCGCACGCTGCAGCGACCCGAGGACATCATCACCTGGACCGAGCGGGACATCGTGCGGCGCCGCCTGCCGGATGGCCGGGAGGTGCGCGTCATCAGAAACAACCAGGCGAAGACCGGGGCAATGGTCGACATCGAGGTCACGGCCGAGATCGATGAGATCCTGATCAACCTGAAGGCCGGCGCCGGCAAGCTGCGCGGGATGACCCTGCTGCATCGCCGCGACGGGAAGCCATACACCTACGACGGGCTGTGCGCGATGCTGAAGCGCCGGCAGGCCGCCGCGAAGGTGGCCAGCTTCGGCTTTTACGACCTGAAGGGAAAGGGGGCGACGGACATGTGGCAGTCCGGGGTGCCGCTGGAGGTCATCCAGGTGTTGTGCGGCCACGACTCGGTGACCACGACAGAGCGCTACGTGAAGCAGCGCTGGAGGGGTGTTGTGCAGCCGAACAAGGTCAAGGCGGCCGTCTAA